CATACCATAAAAAGCACAAGCCATCAAAACATCTTCAAAAAATATCTCAGCAGTTTGTGGTCTAGCTATATATTCTAAAAAGAATCTGTTAGGTGGAACATCCTCCATACTAAACTTAGTTAACCCGTGTAAAGCTCCATTAGAACCTCTTTTATCAACTGTACCTGATATATCATAACTGTCACACCCAAAAGCGCCACAGTGTTCGTTACCGGGATATTTTGTATTACCTTTTGTTACAACCCTGTTTTGCATTTGTACAGGTGGTACCCAGCTAACGTTAAACCTACCGTTTTTATTTGGTACAAATATTACCTTAGTATCTTTTATACCGTTTTCCCACATAAAACTTCCAGTGGTTATTATCGATGTATTTCTAAGGTCTTCGTTATAATCTATTTGTTCGTATATTTTTGTTAAGTTAAACAGTGATTGCTTTGCTTCATCTCTAAAAGCGTGTTGCTCTGTTCTTGGAAATTGACGATAGTATTCATTTAAACCATCCTGATCTCCTTTTAATCCTTCAACTTCATTTGTCCAGTATTCAATTACACCTTGCTTTATTGGCGATCCGTCAGGGCCTTCAGCTGGTTTTTTTGGCGTTTCAAATACAGGAAATCCATAAGAATCAATGTAGCCTTCGTAGTTCCATTCCATAGGGATGAACAAACTATAGAGTCCCGAACGAGTTTGTCCATTTGCATTTCTTTTTGTTGCGTCGGAGTCATAGTATAGTTTTTTAAAGTTTTCACCACCTTTATCTAAAGCATTTGACGTACTACCCATCATACACTTACCTATAATTTTTGAACCTAATCTCAAACAGGTTTTTGTAACTCTCCAGTTGTTTAATATGTTTGTAGGTCTTTCCCACTTTCCACTTTCATCGTGTACTAGTAGTTTTAATTTTTCACCGTCGTACGAGTTGTCCCCGGTGTTTTTCCAATCGATCGTTGTATCGAGGCCGGTGATCTCCTGTAACTTCTCATTGGTGTCAAGCTTTTTTCTGGTGAATTTTGATGCGGGTACTCTATAGGCGAGCTCCGTCTTCGGCCTGTCCATACCGTCCTGGATTGGTTTGAAGAAGAAGGGATAATTAACCGAGATGGGTACAACTTTATCAGTAAACATCTTTTTTGCATCTGGACCAGACTTTGATAAAATTCCGAATCTAGAGTCTGTGGATATTGTAGCTTGATTAACCGTTTCGCCTGAGGCCATGAAAGAAAACCCTGACCGTCTGTTCTTAAGATAGCACATTCCGTAACAACGTACATCTGATTTACAAGCTTCCCAGAATATAAAGAATAATCTGTTTGACTCCCTAAAGTCTGCTGCCCCAACATCAATCTTGGACCACTGCAGGTACATGTAGTGAGTGCCAGTAATATAAGAAGGCTTGTCTTTGTTAAAAAACCAAAAACCTTCTTCACGCCTTTTAAATTCTGTATCAATATAGTCATACCATTTCTCTTTAAATTGTGAAGGGTATTCGTCCCAATCAAACACCGATTTTATTTTTGAAAGCTCTTTTGGGTATTCCATGTGTTTCCACTTGTCTCCTTCAAATTTAACAACATCATCTTTTTTTGGCAATGCTATTTTTATTCCTTGTATTTCGTAAACCTCTCCTATCTGCCCGGTCTTACTGATTACAACTACATCGTGTTCTTCGTTATAACCATACTCCCATTTCTTATATCTGTTTAACCTTTTTAATATCTTAGGTTTAATATAGTCTTTTAATACTGCTACTAAGGTTTGTTCGTACATTATCTAGATCTTCCTTCTGCAAAACCCCTAAAAGCTTTTTCTTCCTTAGCTTCTTTTGGGTTTTCATTTAACATAGCGTCTTCCTCTTCTATTCTAGCAAGTATTTCAAAAGCATCGAATATAGCTAATTTTTTAGTTGCGGCAGCATTTTTAAGTCTGTCAGCTGATAAATCATCTTCTGAGTCAACGATCTTTTCCTCTGCCACTTTAATTAGTTCCTTAACTGCTTTTTGCCCAGCTAGGATTATATTCTTTTTGGTTTCTTTTGTGTTCATACTTAATTACAATATCATTAGATTTCATACAATAAACTCTTTGATCGTCTATTATAAAATCCCATTCACTGCCTGGTGTAAACCCTACTGTGTCCCCTGGATTGATATTAAGCGCTTTTAAAGAACTATTACCTATTTTTAATATACCAATAAGGTCTTGCTCTTTTTGTGATCTTAAAGTGTCTTCGTTTTTTAAAGGCATTACAAAGCATCTGTCTCCAAATGATTTCCAATCCCCTGTGTTTTTATACAAATATATTTGATCTGCTGAACAAAAGTGTAAATCATCTTTAAAATGAGATCTACTTCTTTTCTTATTACCTCGGATATCATAAAAAACTCTAAATACATTATGATGTATTACTATGATATCACCTTTTTTTATACTTGTTTTAAAAGCTTTTGGTGTTTCAACCACTATAGCTAAATTGTTTACAGACTTGAAGTCTTCAATTTTAGTGTTTAGTATTAATGTAACGTTGCCTAGCTTTACTTTGTTATCGTATCTATCGCCAATAGGTTTGACGATAAAATCGTATAGACTTCTCATTTAATATTCTAAATCATACTCAACGGATATTGCCATGTTAGAATTAAACTTCTTCCATGGCATCACCTCATTTCCTTTCTTTATGTAAATACTGTAAGAATTAGATTGTGTGTCATGTAATATGCAATCTATAGTATGTCCACCATAAACATTTTGCCCTACCGAATAGTGCATAGCGTCATTCTTATAGTCAGAACCTATACTTATTTTTCTTACAACAGAACTCATTATTCCGCTATCTCAAGAGTTTTTGTTTCTTCTTCTTGCTTAGCTTCTTCATAAGTACCATCAGCTAAGTTCACAGTGATGTCACCATACTCTTCTCTGATTTCAGCTTTGATACCATCCAATTCTTTTACAGCTTCAAAATGTGCTGCTAGGTATTCTGCTTTTCTTGCCTCTAAAAATCCTACTTCCGTAAGTATAGAGTTCATTTTTCCTGTTGCGTCTTTAATAGACTTTAATTGTTCATCTGTTAATTTTCCCATTTTATTTAATTTAATTGGTTACTGTTATTACTATTATTACTTGTTTTTAATCTTTTTACTTTTTAAATAAAGGCCCTAGCTTATCTACAATTTTTTCACCACTTCTACCTATTACATAACCCCCAATACCTATTTCTAATAAGCTCCAGAATTCTGGCTCTAAAACAGGTGTTACTAAGTATGTTGATAACTGTGATATGAATTTTGTATATATTATTATAAAGCCAAATGATAGCATTAGTATTGGTCTCCAACTTCTCTGCAGCCAATTACCTTTAGCTTCAGCTACAATGATCTCAGTTTGCATTTTCTGCAACTCTAATTGAGCATCTTGTAATACTTTAAATATTTCATTTCTAGCATTAAGTCTTTCTTCTTCACTAGTGAATAGGTTGTCAACCACATCACCAACTTGTTTGAAAACTTTAGTGCTGAAAAATTCTAATATTTTTTTCACTATTTATTAATTTTATAAGACCAGTTACCCATAGAACCTGTTTTAGATCCTTTGCTAGACTCAGGAGCGTTGCCATAGCCAACGTTGTTACGATTCATGAAAACTTTCATAGTAGTACTCTTGTGGAAGCCAGGTCCATCTACCATCCTTGCTAGTTTTTCAATTTTAGGTAAACTCAATGAATCCCCAGCTTGAGAAGCTTTCGCTAGCCTACTGTTTCTTGATTTTTGATATCTCTGATAATCTGGATTTTTATAAGGATTAGCGAATAGTTTGTCAGGGGTTTCATTTATCTTATAATTTCTTTCTCTAGTTACATTTACGACTTTATTTTTAGTCTGAGAAATCATTTCATTGTATTTATCTGGATTATTTTTAATCCAATTTTGTTGTTTTTTTAGCTCGTTAGAATCTTTACTAAAACTTTTCTTTTCTCTAGTAGCATTTATATTAACAATAGCCTCGCCTTTTATAGGAACTATTTTGTTGTCAATAGTAGATGTTACTTTGGTATCTTTATACTTTAGTTTAGTTGGATCTATTTTTGGATCTTTTGGATCTTTTGGGTCTTTTGGATCTTTTGGATCTGGCATTGTTAACGCGCTCGGTATACCCGCACCTGTTTTAGGCATATTCATTCTACCTGGTGATTGTTTGTAAGCCATAATTTGTTTATTTGTTTATTTATTTATTTATTTATTTTTATTTACACTTATTATATGCTTCTTTTTCCCAAGGCAAGTTTGTAGCCCCTTCTTTCATTTGTGCTCTTGAGTATTTTTTACCTTTCCAGTAAACATTTTGATCGTCGTAGTCTAAATCACCACGCTTCATTTGATCTATATGTACCATTTCGTGGTCTACAACGCTTTTTAATTTTGCTGGTGATAAATTATTATTTATAATAATAGTACCGTTATTGTTAGCCCTACCTAAAACACCATCTTCCATATCTACACTGTAAATAGGAGTATTATCTATATTATAAAATGGTGTTATTTTAAAAGCCATATTTTTTTTTAATAATAAATGTACGGGCGGGTCTACAGTGGGAAGCGGAAGACTCCAGGGGTAAGCTTCACGGCAGGTTGTGAGGACAATCTCACGTGTAGCCGAACGATACCAAAGTCTCTACCGATCAAGTGAAGCAAATCTTAGAAAAATCCAAGTCCCACCTCGCCGCCTGTACAATTTTTTTATTTATTTATTATTAACAATTCCATTTTCTTCTAGCAGCTCTACCTCTTTCAGAAGTCCAGCCTTTTGATCTAGCACAGAATGATTTTCTTCTTTTAGCAGCCTTGCTTCCCTTCTTTAACTGAGAAGGAGGCGTTGTAACTGCTGTTTTTAATTTACTACCAGGATTATCTCTTCTATATTTACTAACACCTTTGCTAGTCATACCTCCGCCAGCTTTAGATCCAGTGCCTCCGCCTTTTTTTACTTCAGCATAATTACCTTCCGATTTTTTACGTGAAGGCGCCTTTCCTTTTTCAGCTTTTCTATTAGCGCGTCTTTCTTGGCGAAATTCCTTTCTTTCTGTTCTAGCGGCGCTTTTTTTCTTTTTTAAAAATGGTGAATCGGGTTGAATATAAGACATAATTATTTATTTTTTTCTAAGCTTAAACCATTTAGACATGGTATAACCTATAGTAATCAGTAGTAGAAATACTTTTAAACCCATTTCTATTTTAGTAAACGTAGTAACACCTAGTGCAAAAGTATTTATTGAATATAGTTTGAAGTCTCCAAGTGTCATATTACATTGCTTTAGCTCGTTGAGTAATAGGCCCTTTCATAGAATCGCATCCACAATGTGCTTTAGAAATTTCCATTCCGTATTTACCTGAACTAGATCCTTTACCTTTTGGCAATGCATCTAAACCTAATGGTCCATCCCATATAGCGTTCTGACCTGATGCTTTTTTATTAATGTTATCCATATCTTTATTTTTTTTTATTTTATTCTTTATAACCTTCTATTCTAGCTTGTATAACATCTCCTCGAGTTATTTTTCCGTCGCCATTTTGATCCTTCATAGCAAAGGGTGCTATTTCTCTTTGGGGCATGCTTGCTTTTCTTTGTAGAGGTGTTCCATAGACATACTCCATGTTTGCAGCTTGACTTGGATTAAATACAGGTTTAGCATTACCCATTTCATTTGAAGGTACAGGTACTCCTGGATTTTGGAATATCGGTTGACCCAATAAGTTTTCATCTTGTTTTATCATTGTTGACGTTTTTTATAGATACACTTAATACTTTGTCTGTATAAGTATCTCCTTTCATTATTTTATTTCTGCTACTCATTGGTATATCATCTTGGCCAAGCATAATCCTATAAATTCTATTTATAAGTTGTTTGCCTTTGAATGATACTTTATATATATGATACTTTTGAGTAGTTCTATTTCTTTTTCGCCAAACAGAGATCCAGTCTTCCTTCAATAACTTATTCCATCTTCTATTATTCCAACTGTATGAAAACGTACCTGTTTTAAAATCTTGTTTAGTAAACATGTCTAAACAATCTAAATAAATTAATAGCTCTAGATCAGCATCATTTAAGTCGTTATTTCTACACGCCCATTTTCGTATGATCCTGTAGTGTTTTAATAAACCTAATTTCTTAACATCACTAGCATCTATTCTCATAAAACTACAACTATGTCTTGCATTTTTATAACTTGATACGGATCACCCTCTATCTCTATTGTGTGACCAGCGTGTCTATCGTAGTAAATTAAATCACCCTCAGTTAGACCTGCTTTGGTTGCTTCTTCTCCGGGAGATATTACAGATGCTTTAATGTATCTTATATCTTCCCTTTGTTTTTCGGCAAGAAGTAAACCACCTTTAGTAGCAGCCACTCCTTCTTTTTGTTTCTTTATTATTAAGTTTCTACCTATCGCCTTCATTTGCTCTTAAATTATTAATTACACAATCAGTTGATAATATTGTAGTAGCTACAGATGCAGCATTTCTTAATGCACTTTTGGTTACCATTAACGGATCAATTATACCGTGTTTAACCATATCTACAGGTTCTCCTGTTATTGCATTCAAACCAACGCCTTTATCTTGTGGTTTGGATGCCGTGATACCTGCATTTTCTAATATCGTAAAGTAAGGGGCTTTTATAGCTCTTAATAAAACTTTTTCACCTAATCCTTCACTTTTAATATATGTTGAAGCATTTAACAACGCAACGCCACCACCTGGTACAATACCTTCTTTTACGGCTGCTTTTGTTGCGCAAATAGCATCTTCAACTCTATCAGTTTTTTCTTTTAACTCTACTTCAGAGTTTGCACCAACTTTAACCACTGCAATTTTAGCAGTTAGCATTGATAATCTTTTTTCAAGCTTTATAACTTCCCAGCTTTTTAGCGTGTTATTTGTAAGCTTTTCTTTTATACTACGTATTACATCCTTTATCTTTTCGGATGCCTCAGAGACCGTTATAACAGTGTCCTCGTGCGAGGTAACACTTTTTAAACAAGATCCTAAATACTCTACATCAATTGAATCAAGGTCATCACCTAAATCTTCATTAACTATTGTAGCTCCAGTTAGTAAAGAAAGATCTTCAAGTACTTCTCGTTTGCTAATACCATAAGTAGGAGCATTGATTACATTTACTTTTAGATTACCTTTCTTTTTATTGGTAGCCAGAGTTGATAAAACACCTTGTTCTAAATCGCCTATAATAAGCAAAGGTTTATTGTTTTTTATTACGTACTCCAGCACTTTTTGTATATCTCTTATAGTATTAACTGGGGATTCCATAATTAATACTAGTGGATTTTCTAATTCAGCTGTTTTTGTTTGTTCGTTTGTAATGAAATGAGAGTTTGTTAAACCTTTGTCATAAGGTACACCTTCAATTAATTCAGAAACAGTTTTACCGTCACCGGCAGTTTCCATCATTACAATACCTGTATTATCTACAGATCTAAACGCATCAGCTATAATAGAACCTAATTCGTTGTCGTTATTAACAGATATAGAAGCTATATTGTCTAACATGTCTCCTTTTACGTCAACTGCTAGCTCTTCTAGATACTTAATTACTTTTTCAACTGCAGAATTAATGCCATCTTTTATTTCTCTAGCATTTTTCTTTTCTGAAACAGCGTAAGCTTCTTTTAATATAGCGTGCGCTAGAACAGTCGCGGTAGTAGTCCCGTCTCCGGCTTCTTGTACTGTTTTTCTAGCAGCTTCCTTTAATAAAGTAGATCCCATATTTTCAACAGGGTCAAACAATATTATAGAATCTGCTACAGTCACACCGTCTTTTGTTATCACAGGTTTTCCCGTACCGTCTTCTAACATCACGCATTTACCACCAGCACCTAAAGTGGAGCTGACAGCATTTGCTAATTTTTCTATTCCTTTAAATACTTGATCTCTAGCGTCATCACCGAAGTTCAAGTTTTTGACAATTCCGTTCATATTTTATTTAATTTAATTTGATTTGATTGAGTCTTGTCAGACATACGAGTATTATTACTCGTTTTATAGGTTTTTTACCTATTTTATTCTTCTACTGGAGGCACAGGCTCTCCAACCGTCAATGTAACACTTGTAGGTGTTATTAAATCTTGAATCTGTTTATCAATGCTAGTTTCAATTTCGGTAACTTGTTCTGTACCCATAGCTGCTTTAGTCCAAGCAACAACTTCATCATTTGTTAAATCTTCAAACGGTATAAAATTTGTTATCTGACTTGTGTCTAGGGTTTGTGTTCCAATGTTTGTAGCTGAGTAA